GAAGCAGAAATACCTATCTTTGTACCAGCAATAGAAAGTTGTTTTGTCATTCTTGTAGCTTCACCTGTGCTTAAAGAAAAGTTTTTTGTTAATAATTCTAAAGAAGCAACTGCGTCTTGACCATTAACACCAATTTTCTCCAAAGCAGCAACGGTTTGCATGAGATCTTCTTGACCATCACGAGACATCTGCATAAAACCTGCAAATCCACCGAAAAGTTGCTCAGCAGCTTTACCAGCATCTGCTGCTCCTATTCCAAGGTTTCGAAAACCTGATCCAACAGAGGCTATTTGTTGAGTCAAAGCTCTACCAGCACCTGTTTGAGCTGCAAATGCAGCAGTTGCCTTATCAACAGCTAAAGCATGCTTCATCGTTGCTTCATATATTTGCATTGTAAGACCAAGCAGCAGTTTTGTTGGAGAAAATGCGTCTCGCATTGCTTGCGCTACTTGTTTAGGATTTTTTTTAGCAAGTTCACCAATTTTTGTTGTTGTTTTAAGGTATCTATTCATAGTTGGAGACAAAACACCAAGATGAGTTCCTATTCCTGTAAAAAATTCATCAAATTCTTCTTTTGCTGCTTCTTGCGCTTGCGTCAGACGTTCAATTCCTTCAGTCTGTTTATCAATCTCTTCTATTAGTTTTAGAATCGCATCACGTTCTTTAACAGCGTTTTCAAGTTTTTTTAAAGTTTTTTCATCTTCAGCACTTAATTCTTCCTCAAGAGCTTTTTTCTGAAGTTTTTTCATTAATGCGACATTTTGAGCAGCAATATCTTTTTTTTCTTCAAGTGCATCGCGAATTTGAAATTGTTTTTGGAGAGCGTTATTCACTTCACCAAGAGCAGCCATTTGTTTTTGTTCAATTTCCAATTCTTGAATACGCAGATCAACTCTTTGCTGTTGAAGCTTTATCTCTTCCGCAGCATCTCTAGCTTTTCTTTTACTATCGGTAGTTTCTAATTTAAGAGCTTTTGCAACTTTTTTTCTATCCTTGTCACCTAATCCTTCAATTAGTAATATTAAATCTTCTGCTTTCATTCATTTAATCCTCGTCTTTGAAAGGCCAAGTAATACCTGTAACCATTTCAAAATTAGAAACATCTGCTCTTAACTCTTGTCTCTTTTTTTGTGTTTGCGGATGATCATCGCCAAACTCTTTATAAGCATCTAGAAATTCTTTTTCAGCAGCAACAGCTTTAGCATATGCTTTTACATCTTTGTATTTTCCTCTAATAACAAATTGTTTATTATTTTCTTCTTCATTAAGATTAGCAACCACTTGAACATCTTTTCCGTACATATGACGAAGCAAAGTTTTTGTCCATGCTCCAATCATCTCATTCCAACTTTCATTGAGCGTTACTTTTGCTCTTTCTAAATCAATAACAAGCATACAATTTTCTCCTTAACATAAATAGTTTGCATAAAAAAATGCCCGTTAGGGCATCATCTTCTTTTCTTTGAGGCTTTTTCCATCTCTTTCTTCTCATCTTCAAACTGTTTTCTCATTCTTTCACAAAACCAGTTCCGAAGCCCAATTGGAAGATTATAAATTTCTGTAAATGACCATCCTCCAAAATGCTTCATGATGAAGATTTGTTCATATAAGGCTTCAGAATATTTATCGGTTAGGCCAAAAAAAGTCCGTATTAAACGGAACCTCCATTTCTTGCGAATATCCACAAGAATTACACTCAAAATGCTTTGAAATCTTAACATCGGGTGAAGCGACCTTATAACATGCTTTAAGTTGTGTAGAGTCTAAAGTTGGCATATTGTTAACATATTTTGCTATAATTGATTTGTCTTTATGACCTTCAATTGCAACAATCATAACTTTGAATTGATCTGTCATCATTGTTTCTGCCATTTTTCTTTTCTTTTTATCTGCGGCGAGTTTAGTTAGCATTTGTTCATCTTTACCATCTAAGAGTTTAAACTCAAGTTTAAATTTTGAGTATGGCATTGTTGTCATAAAATTTCCGTTTGGAAGCTTTACCAATCCAAGCTCTTCACTTTCTTGTGATTCATAGATTTCTCTATCTGTAAGGTCAAAATCAAATTCTGTTCTTGTTCCACAAGAAGGGCATCCAACTTGAGTTTTATAATTTTCTCCATATCCTGAAACACGAGCCGCAATAATAAGAGCGTTTCTGTCTCCAACCAATAGGTCTTTTGCACTGATTGTTTTATCAATGATTAGAGAATCAAGCATACGCTCAATAGCAATACCTTTCTTAAGTAAAGTTTGAGAAGATAGAATATCTTCTTCCTTTGCTGTCATGAATCTCATCTCAAGAACATCTTTTCCATGGAGTGGGTGTGTTTCTGGATAATTTCCTTTTGATGGTAGCTCAACGAATTCTGTTGGTGCAACAAAGCTTAATGGATCAAAAGCTTTTTCTACCGGTTGTTGTGGTGCCTCTGCTGGCTCTGGAGTATGACCTCCAAGTCTATCTTTATTTCTACTCATTTATACCTCTTTGTTATTTTGATATTGTTTCGGTTGTTGCTTCGGATGAAAGTGCGGTTGCATCTCCTTCAAATAGAGATTTTGATGTAGTATCCAATTTTGCTGAATCATATGATAATGTTATTATTATATCAAGTAATTCGTCATCACTATAAGCTAAATCTCCATATTTTAAAGATTTTATGAAAACGTTATACAAAGTCCAAACTTCAAGAATTTTTCCATCTGCGTCTACTTTGTTGATAACAACTTGCATATCTGGATAGTGTTGTTTTTTTATTCCATCTGATTTTGGATTTCCTAAGCCATACCCTTGTTCTTTTAATTTATTATAAAGCTCAATACCTTTACTGCCTATCTCTACTATTGTTATATCAACATCATTCCATGAGACAATACCGGGATATTTAATGACATGGTTTATTAATTGATATTCTCCTGTAGATATATCGGGCGATGGCTGTGTAACAGATTTAGCCCACCACCAGAGAATATCACCAAGCTGAACTTGAAAACGATATTTTCTTAGTGGGTCAAGTTGACTGTTTTTCCAAAATGTCATTTAGATACCTTATGCGAAGAACGTATCAGAGTTGGTAGCCGTAGTATTTCCAGTAGTATCACAAGTCGCCCAGTCATATCTAACTGTTAGTTCAACCGTTCTCAAATCATCGCTACTATAATCCAAATCACCAAATTTAGCTGACTTGATAAAAGGATTGTGGAGTTCCCACTTTTCCACAACTTTTCCTTCAGCATCTAAAACTTCAATATTGAAGTTGATAAGTCCACCATTATTAACGGCTTTATTTTTAGACATTGTTTTTGCAGTTCCATCACCTGTACCTTGTGCTTTATCTTTAATAAGATATCCGGATTTTGTAAGAATAGCATTAGTTTGCGAAACAGCGTCAACAGATATAGGATCCACTAAAGTTAAACTAACTTCTGACCATGTAACACGACCAGGAAAATAATATTTATTATCTAAAAAATCATGCTCAACCTCTGAAACATCCCAAGAAGGGGTTGTAACAGTCTTGGCCCACCATAGAACACTACCTGCTGCTGTTCCAATACTAACTTGAAATCTAAAATTTCTTTTCGGCTCTAATTCGCTACTTTTCCAAAATGCCATTATGTAAATCTCCTATAATATACAATAAATAGTTTAGAACTCAATTCCGGAGCGTGTGATATTGAAATCAATTGCAATAAATTCAATTGCATATGCCGGCTTGATAAACACTTTGGCATACATAATGTTGCGATCAATCAAATCAGGCGTTGTTGTTGTCTCATCAAGAACCAACTTATAATCAGCGATACCAAACCCAGATTTTGCATCTGCAAGAATAGGATCTGCTTGAGACTTAAAGCGATTCCAAGTTGCATTTAGATTGTTATCAAACAATACTGTTCTTGCAACTGCTCCAATTTCTTTCTTAAGGTAGATCATCAAGCGACGAACGTTGATTCTATCTAGTGCAGATGGAGTTTGTTGAAGAGTTTTTTGTCCGAATACAACTGCCCCTTCATTTGGGAAGTTTGCAATTGGATTGATATTTTTAATATACAATTTATCACGATCTGCTTTAGAAAGTATATTATAAACACCAGTTACTTTTGGCCCAGAAGGTCCGCCAAGGTTTCCAAGTCCGCCACGATTAAATCCAGCAGGGGCAAACCAAGGAGCATCAGTCTGTCTTTCAGAAGATGCAATTGCACCGATACCAGCTACAGAAGATGGTACAGCAATTGAAGGAGCATTTCCAATCTTAACTTCTGGGTAATATACAGCGCCATAACTTGTATTATAATCTGCTGTATTAGCAGAGGCAATAACAGCAGATACAGTACCGCGAGTCTCAGAATTATTCTCGTGTGATGGTCTCCATCCTGAATCCAAATCAACAATAGCCAATGCATCAGCTCTTGCTTCTGTATTACCCAAGAGTCTTGTGTTGAGATTTTGATTTGTCAAGCCAGGTACAGAAATTACATCATATTGAACGAATTCTGAATCTTTTACCATGTCAATAGCTTTTTCTACTGCTTTGTATGCATAATGACCTTGACTGGTTTGACCGGTTAAAACTTTTGTACTAGAAAAAGGATCAACTCTTGTGATATCGCTTCCTTCAACACCGCCCATGAAAGGCATCATGAATTTATTGATACCAGCAGTAAAAAGAGCAGTTAAGCCATTATCCCCAGTGTAAGAATCTCCACTAGCGTGAGCTCCAGACTGATAATAGTATTTAGATGTATTTGATGCATCTTGTACAATTTCATCTAAACTAAAAACAAAACTAGCTTCTGTTCCAGTTCCACCGGTGTGTACATCAATATCAGAAGGTAAAGATCTGACAAGATCTCTAAAATCCTGTGAAACATCACTAGTATAATGATATCCAATAAAGCTTGTGTCCGTTGAATGTTTGTATGTGTGTCGGAGTCCAAATACACCATTGGCAGTATAGTGATTTCCACCTAGAGATCCGGATTCAGTAAGCCCCAAAGATGGCCAAGAAAGAGAAGCAGTAGCTCCTATCTGAAAATGAGCGAAACCACCTGTTTCGTGGCCGGCATAAATAGCAGATCCGGTTGCATTAAAAGCATATGCGTTAGCAACATTATCACTTAAAGATCCTGATCCATCTGATGCTGCGCCTTCAATCTTAAAAGCACTTGGTTTATATGGACCAAAGAAGCCAAATGGAATTGCTCCTTTTCCCGCTTGTTTGAAGTCTGGGTGCATTTCTACATAAAAATAGTCACTTTTCTTAGGATATTCTCCGTAAGTTTCAAATTTTTCAGTTGTTTCATTATATTGTACATATTGATTACCAAAATAAGCAGCAATAAAGTTACTTGGATCATTTTCATTTAAATTTAGACCACTTCCCTTTTCAACAACACTTTTTGTTTCCATATCAATTAACTCCAAAGAGAATGTTGGATAAGGAGATTGTGCAGAACCTTCTCCATCAAGAGTAATTCTGACAGAATATTTTTTCTGGAATTCTTCACCATCTTGATGAGAAACTAGTCTGAATAGTTTTTGCATGTTAGCAGCACTGTAGCTACCGGTATTATTTTGAGGATTCGGATCGTTTGCAATTACATATCCTGTTTTAGAAGGAGCTGCTCCAATATTTCTATTAACCCAGTTAGTTCCAATTGATGCATTTTTTGCAAGTGGCATAATAATACCAAACTGTTTTC